TCCAGCAAGAATGAGGTTGGTGCTACTATGTGTGAGTTGGCAAGCACCGTCAAAGTGAAGCTTGATAACCGTACCAGCCCCACCAGTGGTGTTAATGCTGGTAATAGTTGTAGTGCCGGTTACATCGAAGTAGTTGCCATCCGTTCCAACTGCTAAAGCTGAGTTAGATGCAACATCCGCACCTTTAGAGAACTGTGCCTGACTACCGTTGGTAGCAATGTTTCCACTAGCCGTAAAATTACCAACAACTGTTACATTAGTAGTTCCCGTAGGAATTTCTAGAACGTCAGCGTCAGCATCATTCTTAATTGTTACATCATTAGTAGAGCCTTGACCCGTAAGAATAAGTCCTTCTGCGGCGGTAAACCCGATAGCGGCGTTGTCACCAGCGGCTGTATCTCCATCAGGCTCAAAAGTTGCTGCTGTAGCGACACCAGTTACATCAACAGAGGCTAAAACACTATTGCCAGATACATCTACTGTGCCGTTAATATCAATAGCTGTGGCTGTAAGATCAATCTCATCAGTAGCTCCGATAGAGAGAACGGTAGCGCTAGAGCCATGAACAAACTGACTAGCGTCATTAAATTGAATCTTACGAGTGCTATTAAGTAAGACACCTGTATCAGCAACGTGAGTGAGTGTAGTATCTTTATCAACGCCAAATCCTAATACAGAAGCATCAGATTTAAGAGTTAGATCATCTCCAACAGTAACATCGCCAGCCATGTCTACTTGCGTTGTGCCTGTGGGAATCTCGATTACATCAGCATCGGCATCGTTTTTAATAGTAACATCGTTAGTTGACCCCTGCCCTGTAAGAATAAGTCCTTCGGCAGAAGTATAACCCATTGCGGCATCATCACCTGCAGACGTATCGCCCTGAGCAAGGAAGGTATTTGATGTTGATATATCACCAGAAGTTGTAGAGATAGCTCCTGAAGCAGCTATGATGCCGGTTGAAAGCGTGCCAGTAAAGTTGTTAATGCCTTCTACCACGTTGGTCCCATCACAGAACAAGATCATTGTCATTCCGTTGGGTATTGCAACGCCTGTACCAGAAGGGGTTTTTAGAGTAGCAGCTTGGCCTACAGCGTTCACAACAATGTAAATTTTAGAGAGTGCGGGGCATATAACAGTAGCTGCATTACTACCTAGCTGGTCATTACTATCAGTAAGACTAAGCAGTGCTGACCTAGACTCGGCGGTAGTGCCATTCGCTGTTGTAAGCGTATGTGAATTACTAGACCAAGTATTGATAACGCTGCGACCGGCAATAGCTTCCTCAATCATCGAGGTTATATTATCGTTTACTACGGTACCCCAAGATCCATCTAGCTCCCCCTGTGTAGGTTTAGCTAATTTAAGTAGAGTTGTGAATGTTGTTGCCATCTATTTAACCTCTTACAATAACTGTTGTCCCAATATAACAGAATATGTATTAAAATACACTAGCATCTTGCCAGCTCGGTGTTTGAGAAGTGCTTATAGTTGCGTAATTTGGTGTTTGGCTTGTACTAACATCAGACCAAGAAAGAACAGTACCAATACTGCCAGTTGCAGATACTCCTATAGTAATTACAGCTACTCCACCTCCTGCAGTTACACTTGCCAACGCAGAGGTACCAACAAGCCCAGTTACGGAAAGACTAACTGATGTAGTAGCAGTTACACTACCTAAAGCTGTAGTACCTACTAACCCTGTAGAAGCAACGGGGAGCGCGGTACCCCAAGCTCCTAGGTTCCAAGTACCTCTTCCCCAACCTCCTAAATCTGTATTTGGCATAACTTAAACATACCCTACGCTATCCGTATAATAGCAGCACTATTAGTACCAGCGGGGAATTGAATTTCAAAAGTACCACCGGTAGAGGTTTTATCTGCTCCAAAATCTAATACAGCTACAGCCGGGTTACCAGAACCGGAGTTACGATATATCAAAGCTCCCCGAGCAGTAATTGTTGCGCTAGTCCACGTAGTGTTAGCAAAATCAATAAAAGCAGTAGTACCAGATCCTCCAGAAGTAGCGGCTGTAGATATAGTAAGGCTGTTACCCCCTGCTGTGTACCCAGTACCAGATGCCTCATTACTCGTAGTGTACGCTGTTGTAGTTGCGTTTAATGTAGCACTAGAAGTGTAAAGAGCAATTTTGAATGTGTCATTCGTATTGCTGCTAAAATCCATTTCGCCGCCTAAAACAGCAACTTTAAAAGAAGTCGCCATTGCTTGTGTAATTGCCATAATATGCTCCTAACTTACCGATTGTCGGTACTGGCCTGAACGGTATGTATCTTCCCGTAACTTACCATCAGCAAGATTCTTTAACAGGCCGATAGATTGCAAATATAATTTCTCGTAGTTAGCTATAGTATCTGGCTCACCTTTCATAAACCGAATAGCTTCAATTAACGCGCCGTTTAACAACGCAGAATCAAAGTTATCCCCTAACCATGTAGTACTAGCTGTAACAATAGAAGCGGGATAATACCCGTAATGAAGTTCTACTGTATATCCACTATTTGGTGTTGGACCTAATATAATAGCTGTATCAGAGAAAAGCGAGTAGTGCGCGGGTACACCTGTTGTTGCAGGGTTTGGATAAGCCTCACGTATAAAGTTAACATCTTTGTTTAAAAGATATGTGTACACACCGCTACTATCTAAAACAGCAAGGCTGTACGTGTATAAAAAATCTGATGGAAGCTCTAAATATTTATTAGCGTTTGTTAATGTGCCTGTTTGATTCCTACGTAACGCAGGTATCTGCACAGAATTGTATATTTTTTGTTCTGCTTGATCTGTAAACATAGCAAGTTGAGCAGCCGTAAAAGTCATCTCACAGATGTCTTCTATGTTTGTTTTTAATTCTGTGTAGTTCATATTCTAATTAAACCTCTAAGAAGTAATTACTACAACTTGACCTGTAGATCCAGTAGCAACTAAATCATCAGGAGTTAAACTAAAAGGATCAGTACCGGCACCAACAGGGTTCCAACCCCATTGTATACCTCTACTACTAGTATCACCAGACGCTCCAAGACTTGTATCTGGTCGAGGGTCTTGTATCGCTTGAGGATCATGTACTGGGTACAACCCTAATTTAAGCTGTGGGTGGTCAGGATCAAAACAAGTAGGACACGCTTTTAAATTTGTAGAAAAGCCTTTCCGAACTAAAACACTTAATTGTGAAAGTTTATACTGGAATCCACATATATCGCACATGGCGATAGCTCTTCTAGAGGATGCAAATCTTGTACCCATTAGTACACCCTAATAATACGAGGGGTGAACCTTGCAGAAGTTTTATCTCTGTCTTCCCCTGCAGCTAGTTCAAATTGCTCTTCATATTCAATTTTTAGCATAGGTAACCTAGAAGCAAGTTCAGGATCTTTCATTGCGTTGTAATACGCTAAACCTGCTACTAAACAAGGTAAGAATCTAAAGTTCATATCTGCGGTTTCTACACCATTACCAGCGTCTTCAATACGGCGCATACGCCAGTATGCAAGCGTGTAAGCATTTGAATCAGGTACAGGCCACACATTTATGCGGGGGGCGTCAACTAACCTCTCTATAAAAATCTGTAGAGGTCTTCCACTTGACAACTTGTTAGATATAGCCGCGTACGTACTAACACTAATACGACTTATACTAAGATCTGATTGTGTAGAAGTGTTACCGGGGTTAGTACGAATAGCCTGTTCTAACAGGTCAATAGTATCTGCGGGTAATGTGTATTGATAAACACCTGATGTTAAAGAAAGGGTCTTCTCTTCAATAGTCCACAAGTTTATGCCACGATTTTGCCACTCTATAGTAAGGAGATTCATAGACCTACGAGCAGTGCGTAAATCGTACCCAGAGCGCATCTCACGGCCCGCACGTTCCCACGCTTCTTCAGCAATCTCTGTGAAGTTCATGTCAAACGCGGTTGTGTTCGATGTAGCCATTTATTTTTTCCTTTTTCGACGAGCGGCTTCTACGCGTCTTGGTTTACCTGCTGGCTGTCCAAGCCGTTTTTTCTGACTAATACGTTTTTTCTTTTCAGAAGACGACATTTCGGACGACGTTTTTGGAGTCTTTGAAGACACACGTTTGCTTGGACGACAGTAAGGAGTTCCACGCTTGTCACCTTTCTTTCGACCACACGCCTTACCAGTGCTTACATCTTTCCAATCTTCTTTGAACCATCGCTTTAACGCCAGTCCCTTTTTTGTCTTGCGTACCGCCATAAAAGCCTCATCCGCACCTAACAGCGCGTTTTCTTCTAGCCAACCCACCGCTACGGAGCTTTACAGTTCCTCCAGCAGCTTTCTTCTTTTTCTTACTGCTATTTCCGTAGTTAGCAGCACCAACTTTTCGACATTTTGCAATAGCTCCTGAAGCATATGCGCTCGGGAAAACTCTGTAGCGAGACTTTACCTTACGATAACAAGCATCTTTAGCCACATCAGGAACCCTTCATAACTACCATTTTAGCGGGGCGTTGTCTGGTAGCTACACCACAACCACGAGGCATAC